CTTGATGTTGTTGCAACTATCTTAACGAATACATCTCCTTTAATTTCTCCGCCGGATGCTTCTCCTGATATGCCGTCGCAAAGAATGGTGAATGTAACAATTTCACCAATGTTATTATCAAGAAACTTGTTTCTGATTGTTGTCAGTTTGTTTTTATAGTCTGCATTGGCATTTTGTATCATCTGATCGATTTTTTTGCCAATTTCACCTACATCTTGACTCTTTTTATATTTTGGCTCATATTTTTTGCCAAACGCAAGATCGACACCACCTTCGGTTTTCATTCGTATGACAAGATCCACGTTGAATACATCTGGTGTTTTATTTGGTTTGTTTCTAAGTACGTTTTTCCCCAATCGATGTGTTGTTGCACCAGTCTTGAACATGGACGGATCAATTTGTGTTCTAATCTTATTCAACTCAGGCTTCTTTATCTCACCGTCTCTTAGTAGAAGTGCGATACCTACAGAAAAGATTCCCTCAATGATGTTACCCTCATTAATGCCCACCGCCATGGCAAATTTCCTCCTAAAATTTTGGATTACTGTGTGTTGATGTTTTTAGCGTGGTATATTTCGTTCACTACATTTTTGAAACAATAAGCCCGATGGATTGATATGGAAAACATAAGAATGGATCTCTCTCTCTCTCAAAATAGGCGTGTATGTTCATCCACCAAAATTGGATGACTCTAAAAATTATTTATGTCCTCGGGTCCACTCAGTTTCTTTCAAATCCACTTTTTCTTAAATCAACACATCGCGGCCAAAGGAACAAAAGTCAAAATAATACATTAAGTTATAGACTTCCTTTGTGGTGTAGTGTATCATTTAAGTATGATTACCAGACCGCTCTTAGCAGCTACCCTAGACGACATCAGTACGTTAAAATATCCGGTTTTAGCAACTCCTAAACTGGACGGCATTCGTGTTCTTAAAGTTGGTGGCAAAGCAGTCACCAGAAAATTCAAGCCCATACCCAACACCTATATTAGGGAATTATTGGAAAAACATCTGCCAGATGGTGTTGATGGCGAAATTATGACACCCGGCACGTTTAATGACATTCAATCAAAAGTTATGTCATTTGATGGTGAACCTGAATTTACGTTTTACGCATTTGATTACGTCAAAGACTCTCTGATAAAACCATATAAAGATAGGATGCTTGATATGGTGAACGCTCTTGAGTCTGTTGTAAAAGACTCAACTTTATCATTTTCTATCAATTTACTGACACCAGTATTAGTACGCACCGTGGATGAATTGCTAGAACTAGAATCGCAGTGCTTAGAGCATGGGTTTGAAGGTGTGATGATTCGTCAGCCAGATGGCAAGTATAAGTGTGGCCGCTCAACACCAAAAGAGCAGATTCTTATGAAGCTAAAGCGATTCATGGATGCTGAGGCGCGAGTAATAGACTTTGAAGAAAAGATGCAAAATGATAATGTGCAGGAGCGTGATGAGTTTGGTCTAGCCAAAAGATCGTCCAAGAAAGAAGGATTGATCCCAGCAAACACTCTTGGTTCTTTGATTGTTGAAGATTTGAATAGTGGTGTTAGATTTGGAATAGGTTCAGGGTTTGATGATGAACTAAAGCGTGAGATATGGATTAATCGAACCAAATACAAGAACAAAATTGTCAAGTATAAATATCAATCAGTCGGCGCCAAAGACGCACCAAGATTTCCTGTATTTTTAGGATTTAGAAGCGAACTTGATTTATGAGTAGAAAGATACTCTTTTCAAATTTGGACCGAACTTGTATCGCTTGTCCTAGCCAATGGGAGTATTTTCAGGATGGATATGGAGCTTACGTTCGTTATAGGCACAACGAGCTAACTGTTTATATCAACCAAACTCCAGTCCGCGAATTATTTGATTGCATAGAAATGCCGCATAGAGTATTATGTATAGATGAGCTATCATCGGACCCAAATGATTATGATTGTGGGTACTTAACCGACGAAAAACTTTTTGACATTTTGAAACATCATAATCTTTTGGAGGAAGAATGAAGGTAGATTTAACTAGCTTAATTCGTACTAACTTGGGTTTTCCTTCCGAGTGGAAAGGCAAAACGGTTGACGGAAAAGATGTTAAAATTTCCTACAGATATGGGAAAACAAAGCTATCTGTTAATGATGTGATTGTTGCAACCCTATCAATCGATCAGTTTGATGTGGGCGGCTATATGGATGATGAAGATTTACATAAACTTTTAAGAACTAATGGACATGCTGAATGACACTTAAAATACACACTCAATCAACCTTCTCTCAAGAAATAGAAAAACTTGTACGACAAACTAAAGTAACATATTTCGAGGCCGTATGTGAGTATATAGCTGCGAATAACATAGAGCCTGAGACTGTGCCTAGACTATTGAATGTTAGTATCAAACAGAAAATTGAAGCAGAGGCCACAGATTTGAACTTGATCAATAGAGGGAACAAACCAGCAAAACTATTCATGTAGATTATGACCGCTTATGAACGCTTATGATGCGTATAGGAAGTATGTTGCAATCAAACTTCACTTCCAGCAAAAAGATTATGATTACTTTAAGTTTGCAGGCGTTGCAAAAGTTTCCCGTGAAAAATTTGAAACTCGTAATGATAAGTATTTCTTCCAACGAATAGCAAAAGTATATAACGAAGAACAATTTGAGCAACTGTTGGTTGCCAATTTCATATCAAACAAAAGTGGATGGATCGGCGACATATTTTCAGATGATGGACGAAAGAGATTACTGGAGTGGAAGAAAACACAGCAAGCACTAGAGTATTTGTTTGAACAAGACTTGCAAGCCATAAAACAGTTGATTGATGATGGTGAAATTTCCAGTTTTGATGATATATTTTCCTGTGTTGATAATGACTGGCCTGAATTAGTTACAATGGTTTTTCAAAGTGCTATAAAGATTGAGACGTTTATAATTATGAATAAGGTACTAAACTTCTTTCCTAAAATGGATTCACAGATTGCTGATACCTTAGTTTGGCCTGAGTTACGACTCATGTGTACCAAATACTCACCTTTCATAAAAGTGGATGTCAAGCGATATAAGAAAATAATGCGAAAAATTTTTGTTGAAAAATCCCTTGTTGTGTCCGTATAAATCTGTTAGATTATACACTGACACTAGACGTTAGTGAACTATTATATTGGAGAAACATATGTCATTTGCTGATCTAAAGAAAAATCAAGGACTCTCAGGCACAAAGAAACTTCAGGATGCCCTTGAGAGCTTGAATAAGAAGTCTGAGTCGGGTTCCTCTTCCGACGATAGATTCTGGAAGCTCACTGTTGATAAGTCGGGTGCCGGCGCTGCTGTAATTCGTTTTTTGCCTGAGAGTGATGGCGATACGCTTCCTTGGGTGTTGCTATACAAGCACGCCTTTAAGGGACCAGGTGGCTGGTATATCGAGAAGTCCCGAACAACTCTTGGTAAGAGTGTTGCCGATCCTGTGTTCGAGTACAATAATCAGCTTTGGAACTCAGGCATAGATGCAAACAAGGAACTTGCAAGAAAGCAAAAGCGAACTCCTAAGTATGTATCAAACATTCTTGTTGTGAAAGATCCTGCTAATCCCGATAACGAGGGAAAGGTATTCTTGTTTGAGTATGGCAAGAAGATATTTCAAAAGATTCAAGAGGCAATGATTCCAGAAGCCGATCTTGTTGATCAAAAGGATCCTATTAATCCATTCTGCCCATGGAAAGGAGCAAACTTCAAGCTCAAGTGTCGTAAGGTGGAGGGATATCCTAACTATGATGCAAGCGACTTTGCAACTCCAGAATCACTATTTGCTGGTGATGATAAGAAGATTGAAACTCTTTGGCGAAGCCAGCATAAACTTTCTGAGCTTGTAGATCCATCACAGTTTAAGTCTTATGAGGAACTAAAGCGACGACTTGATCGAGTATTGGGTTTGAGTGCTTCTGTAACTATTGATGCCGCTTCATCAACAACAAAGACAACTAAACCTTCTATTGCCGAAAGTGCATCTGATGTTGGTAATGTTGATACAGAGGATGATATCCCAGATTCATTCAAAGAAACAACTGATGATGACATTTCAGACGATTTGAGCTATCTTCAGCAACTAGCAAACGAAGATTAAGCCGACTCAATATCGTTGGCGCGTTCCCATGAATGTCGCCAACGAGCTGTTCCAGACTCTTCATTTGATTTACTTGAACCAGAGTTGTTTGATGTGCTATTGTTATTATTTACAACCACTGGGCCAGATGGAGCTGGAGCAGCCTGAGATGCTGCAACCTTTTCAGATCGTTCTTTCACAGCTTTCATGGATTCAGACATTTGCGGCTCTGGTGTTGCAGGAGTTAAGTTTGCTCTTGCTTGCCGCATATCCGCAGGAATGTCATGTCGCTCGCCATTATCAGGATCGATAACAAAATCAACTCCCTCAACTCCTCCCGATTGCGGCGTTCCCGAATCTCCAGCCAAGCCTTTGTTTTTTAAATAATCTGATGCAGTTCCTTTATTTGGATCACTGCTTTGGTGCCACTCTTCTATAGCTTTTTCTCTGGCTGATTGCTTGCTATCGTTTAATACAGGCGCTTTGTTTTCTCCTAGAATGTTTTCCGTCGGCTGTGCTTGAGCTAATGCAACATTTTTATTTGGATCGGCCTGAGCCAAAGCAGCTTTTTGTTGCTGCATTGATTTTGACACTTCATTATAGTATCTAGGATCTTGTGCTGCAAGAGCCTGTGCATTTGAGCTTTCTCCGAATCTCCAGTCCGCGGCTGCCTCTAATGGATTTCCGCCGGCATCTCTTAAAGTACCTCCCATAAGAGCCTTTGACATTTTCATATACATGGCTCTATCATGTTCTGTGTTTAGATCACCCTGGCCACCAGCACCATATGTTGGATCTGAATATGAACTCTTCAACATTTTGCTTCCTTGTGGAATAAAACGATCTTTCATCCACTGTGCAACTTCTGGATCATCTATCCAATCTGTGTTTTTAAGCGCCCCTTCTGCTAATGTTTTTGTGATTTGATATGGCCCATATGCACTAGAATCTGCACCACCTTTAGTGCGTATAAATCTGCTAGGATCATCCATTGGCCTTCCGTCTTTGCCAGTTTCTGCCATGCCAATAGCTTGCATGAATTGATCGACTTCTGTTTGTCCCGGCGCCGGAGGTGGAAAACCAGGGCCCCGATCTCTTCTCATGCTGTTGCCCAAAGCTGCCGCGCCTGAGGCTGCGCCTGGCCCGCGGCCGCCTTGACTTCCTCCGCCGGAACCACCTCTTGGTGCTGAAGAACCAGATCCGGTTCCGGCTGTTCCAGAACCTTGCCCTAACATAGCATTGATTAGGTCGCCAGTATCAATTCCTTTAAGTGAGAATAAAAAGCCTAGTCCATTTGAGTCACTTTGTAGAATTTCTTTTAGATCGCTAGTTTTTCCTATCTTTGCTATTGGTACAATAGCCGCAGGAGTTGTTCCTGGATCATTTTTTCCTTGTGTGTCGAGAGCATCTTTTATCAATCGCTTTTTGGTCTGTTCTTCAGGACCAAATTGTGCGGCATTTGCTGTTGTGACACTGAAAGGATTTAACGCACCTAGAAAACCTAATACAGAATCAAATGCGCTGCTGCCAGCCGCTGCGCCGCCTAATGCCCCGGCAGCTCCTCCAGCAAATGCTCCTACTGGACCGCCAGGCGCTCCAAGAACTGTGCCACCTGCTTCTCCCAACCCTGATGCAACACCAGTAACAGCGCCTCCGGCCAACGATCTCAATAGTCCTTGGCCTTTTTCCCGTCTATCAAAAAAGTCAAAGCCACCAGCTAAGAGTGGCCCAAGTATGGGTATTGCCACCGCTTTTGATGCCAGTTTTGTGGTTGTTCCTGCTCCTGCTGCTTTTGCAGCCGCGTCTGCACTTCTCGATACAAATCTTCCTGTTTTAGGATCTCTTATAGCACCATTGTATACCTTCTCAGTTCCCGTCGCCGCCGATTTTGCCGAACCGTTCCACCAGTTT